ACGCAACAAATAGAAGATGGTTTCACAATTTCCAATCAGATACTACAATCCTTGCATGGGTTTAGCGGTTTGTTTGGTGGTGCGACCAATGGCTTTTGGATTGCCAAAGCAGATGTGACTTGGCTCTACAACAGCTACGACAACGATGACAAACTGGCGCAAGTCTTTCTAGACTGTACGCTTGACATACCAGTATAAGACAAGTTCAGCAATCAATCGGAAGGAAACAAAATGCCTTTACCAGTCAAAGTTTTACCGGGTTTTACGGCATCGCTGTATGTGCAACCCACATCAACACCAACACCATTGACCACCGCACAATTGTCGTTGATTGCAAGCGTTTCTCCGCTTACTATTACTGGCAATTTGTTAACAGTGGAAGCTGTGCCTGTTTTTGGGCAGGATGATGCAGTCGCTTCATTCGGTGTTGCTGGCTCACGCCAATCGGACAAGTTGCCGACACAAAGCGCACCAACTTCAATGACAATTACTGTTGCTTGGAATCCAAGCGATACAGTGCTGTTATTGATACGCGCTGACGCATATAGCGGCCTCATAGACCGTACTTATGTGGTTCAAGCTACCGATGGCACAGGAACGGTCAATTACGCCTTTAATGCTCGCGTAGGGCAGTTCCAGATTGATTCGCAACCGGGTGCAGAAGCAAAAGCAGTTTTTACTTTGCATCCCCGTGGCAATCAGTATGGTTGGACAAACACCGCTTAATCAGGAGAATCAAACATGGCATTACCATCAAAAGTTTTACCCGGTTTTGTTGCATCAATGTGGATGCAGACATCAGCTTCACCGTTCACCACTGCAAACTTGGCGGTGTGGACAGCGCAAGTCGCAACATTGGTTGGCACATCCGCTGGCGGTACAGGCGCATCAGGTACAGCCTTGGCAACGATTGAGGCAGTCCCTGTCTTTGGTCAGGATGACGCGGTAGCGAGCTTCGGCGTTGCTGGTTCACGCCAAAGCGACAAATTGCCAACGCAATCTGCACCTACATCATTGACCATTACAGCCGCTTGGAATCCATCGGACGCTGGCTTGTTGTTGGTTCGTGCTGACGCTTATTCTGGTCTTGTTGACCGGACTTATGTGATTGCGGCTTACGATGGAACGAACACTGTGGCTTATGCTTTTAATGCTCGTGCTGGTCAATTCCAGATTGACTCACAGCCCGGCGCAGAAGCAAAGGCTGTGTTCACCCTCCATCCTCGCGGCAACCAGTACGGCTGGAGTAACTCCTAATGAAAGTCGCTGACGCTGTTGAAGTGTTGGCGACCACTTACCAATCCTTAGATGCAGTGGCACAAGGGTTGGAAGTGAAAGCCAGTGAAGTGGCAACGGCTCTTGCCAAGGCAAAACCTGACACCGTGGAGTTTGTTTGTTTAACAGTACTTGCACGATACAACCCTGCTGTTGAAACGCAAACAGACACACCGGAATAAACATGACAGACACGACAATACAGAACACGCAGGACTTGCTAAGTTTTCTTGTTCAACAAGCGGATACACGCAAGGATTGGTTTGGGTTCACTCAGCAAAAAATGACTGCCGTAAGTCTCGCGCATGAGATTGCGGCGCGTCATGCTGACAAAATGACACCTGATGAAGTGGTGGAATACGCCAAAGAATTAAATGAATTATTGTTCCATCGCTTGATTAAACCCGGCGCATGGAGAATTTGAAATGGCAACAGTCAGTTTCAAAATAGAAGGTTTAGATAATGTTTTGCGTAATTTTGAAGAAATTGCAGAACAAATTGGCGACAAAAAAGCAACCAGCAAAGTGCTTGTTCCTGCTTTGCGTGAAGCCATGAAACCTGCTTTAAATGCTATCCGTAGTAGAGCACCAAAAGACACAGGCGCATTGGCAAATAATTTATGGATTGAAGCACGCCGACCAAACAAGCGCGACAAGCGTTCTTTGTATGTGCGACCGGGTGATACAACCATTGCATTGGTCACTACAAAAGCGTTTCCTAAAAAACTAAAAAAGAAGTTTTATGCCGACAATGCGGATATGACATCAGCACAAAGGGCAAAAGCATTTAAAAAGTTTGCTTTGTCAACTGGCTTCCCTTATGATGCAAGGGCAGTTGCTCAAGAATTTGGTTCAGCAAGAAATCCAGCACATCCATTTATGCGCGTTGGTTTGGAAGCGGCAAGCCCAATGATATTAGAAAGCCTAGGAAAAATTCTTTCTTACCGGATTGACAACTACAAGATGAGATATTTAGGTTATTAAACAAGGACAAAACATGACACGATTGACAGATGCTTTTGGCGAAAAGTACAAAGAAAACAAAAACAAATTATTTACTCGCAAATTTGATTTAGGCGGTCACACTTTTAAAGTGCGTATTCCTTACGTTCACGAATCAGATGAGATTTACAAACGCATCAACGAACCAGATGCAACGCGCATAGAAGATGCTTATAAACAAATTACTGAACCGTTAATGGCATTCAAAGACACTGATGCTGGCTTTGTTTTTACTGATGATGATGTGCAAATTGAAGGCCGTTCAATGCGTGAAGCGGCAAAACAAAAAATTCAAGTTGAAATAAAAATAACCGAATTCATTAAATTGCTTGTGCCAGAACAAGATGGCGCATCGCTTGATGATTTGACATATCAAGAAATTGAAGCTGAATTTCCAATGGCTGTGCAAATGCAATTGGTGGAAAAAATCACCGAAGCAATCAGCCCGACATACAAGGAAACAAAGGGAAACTGATTGGCTCATTGAGAGGTCAAGTCATCACCGCGATGATTTTCAATGGGCATACACATGAAACAATAGCGGAACTGGACGATGTGACAATGGCTCAATTACAGACAATGTACGCAGATGGTTTGGTGGGCAATCAAGGTTTGCTTAACATCCTTGGAAGCCTAACCAATGGCGTGTTTAATTACATGAGGTCAAGCAATGCGCCAGCTTATAAACTAGCCAACATTCTTGGTAATGCGTATGATTACCTGTACCCGCCATTGACTGAAGAACAGAAAAAACAGCAAGCCAATGAGCAATTGCTGATGTTCATGAGTCAAGCACCGGGCTTTTCACACGATAAATTCGGGATAAAACATGGCGAATAATGTCGGTCGTTTAGGCGTTGTCCTTGGTTTAAATTCAGCCGAATTCGTTGCTGGAATTGAAAACGCAAGCAAAAAATTAGAACAATTTGCAGACAAAGCAATTATGGCTGGCAAAAATGCCGCAATTGCATTAACTGCGGCGGCTGCGGCATCATTGAAATATGCTGATGACATATATGAAACTGCCAAGGCAAATGAAGTTGCTATAGACACCATTGTCAAAATGAAATTGGCTTTAAATCAGTCAGGCGGCGCGGCAGAAAACGCAACAAAATTTATGTCATCTTTTACCGCTTTTGTGGATAAGGCGGCTGGTGGTTCTTTTGAAGCGCAAAAAACATTTCAAAAATTAGGTATTTCATTAAAAGACATTGGCACTATGTCAATGGATGCTTTGCTTGCCAAAACGACTGCTGGATTGGCTCAACAAGCGGATGCCATTACCCGCAATGCAATGGCTATGGAAATGTTTGGTAAATCAGCCAAAGGCGTTGATATGCTGGATTTTACAGATGGCATGGCGGCAACCAATAAAGTTACCGATCAACAAATAAAAGGCATTCAAGAAGCTGGCAAATTTTTTGATTTGTTGGGTAAACAAGCGCACAACACCGCAATGACGTTTACTGAAATACTTGCGCCAGCAATGACCAAAATCAATGAATTGCTTGATGGTTATGTAAACAAAAACAGAGGTGTAATTGATACGCTTCATGATGCGTATAACAAATTTTTCCCCGGCATGATTCGTGAACGTTTGCCGTTGTACATGAGAAAAACGCCCGGCGGTGATCGTGGCATTGGTTTTCCCATTGATACAGAAGATGCGGTTAGAGAAACAAAAAAAGGGCGCGATCCAGAAGAAGAACGCCAAAAAAGAATTCTTGAGCAAAGAAGAAAATTCACCGAAGAAATAATGAAAGAGAATGAAAGGGTTGCTGAAAAACGTTATCAAGCATCAATTAAACAATTGGATGCAGATGCAAAAATAATGCACCTTGAAGAACAGCACCAAAGCCTTTTGGAAAGCAACGCGCTGGCATATCGTGAAAGTGAACGTGTTCAAAATAAGCAATTGGATAATGAACGTGAATTATTTCTTGTTGGTACGCAATACAAAGATTTGAAAGCATACGAATTGAAATATGCTCAAGATATTGTGGCGATTCGTCAAAAATATGCAGAACAAGAATATCAAATCAAAATGTTAGCAAACGAACAAAAACTTTCAGCAGAAGAAGAAAAAATTGCCATTCAAAACAATAATGAATTGCGCCAAAAATCTATTGATCAAGCGCGTGAAGTTTTGGAAGTATCACGCAAAGAAACAGAGGGATATTTTAATGAGGGCATAGCTAAAGGCTTCCAAGAATATGTGCGTTCTATTCCAACTGAATTGCAAATGGGACAGCAAGCGTTTATGTCTGTCATGAATAATATGGATGCCGCATTGCAAGATTTTGTTCGCAATGGAAAATTTAATTTCAAAGATTTTGCAAGAAGCGTTATTCAAGATTTGATGCTTATTCAAATGCGTATGCAAATGATGGGCTTGATGAAAATGGCATACAACGCATTGGGCGCGGGAGAAACACCTGTTAATTTAGGCGGCATGGGTTCAGCTTATGGTGGCGGCATAGCGGGTGCATTTGCTGATGGCGGTAGTCCTCCTGTGGGTGTTCCATCTATTGTTGGTGAACGTGGCCCTGAATTGTTTATACCGCGTTCCGCTGGCACAGTCATTCCAAACAATCAACTTGCCAACGCAATGGGCGGTGGTCAGACTGTTAACTACAATGGCCCATACATTGCAAACATGAGTGCCATTGACACTCAAACAGGTGTTCAATTTTTGGCGAAAAACAAACAGACAATTTGGGCTTCGTACCAATCAGCAAATCGTTCAGTTCCAGTATCGAGGTAAAACATGGCAGTTCCAAATACATTTGCTTCAGCAACGTCACCGATTCCACTTGCAAATCTGGATGCAAACTTTGCCTACTATGATGCGGCACTTAGCGCATCAGGTGCAAACTTAGTTTTCCAAGGGTTGCAAGCCACTAAACAAACTGCG